TTGTGTTTTGATTATTCGACTATGGCAACAATCAGATTAACAATTTTAAGTTCTATTAAGGAACATGATGGCAGGCTTCCCATCTTAGTCTGCATCTCCCAAAAGAAAGAACGTGCCTACATAAAAACAGAGTTTCTGTTAGATGATATTGCAGAATTCGATAACGGTAAAGTCGCTTACCGGAAGGATGCGAACGTCATGAATAAAAGGCTTGAATTTGTGTTTTCACAATACAAAGAGAAATTTAATTCTATTGAATGTATAGACTATTTTTCTGCAATTCAGATAAAGCGGATTATAATATCCAAGGAACGCCCTTCACATATTTCGTTTCTGGAGTTCTGGAAACAGCGCATAAATGAAATTAGGGAAGAGGGGAGGGAAAGCTATGCAAAAATGAATGAGGAGACTGTACGGGTGTTTACTAATGCGGAAGGAGATGTACCTATTCCTGCAATTAATACTTTATTGGTAGAGCATTTTAAAAAGTGGATGATAAAGAAAGGTTATGCTAATGGAAACATCGGATTGAGATTAACCCATCTGAAAGCCCGGATAAACGAGCTGATAAAAACAGGTGTTCTGAAAACGGATGTGCACCCATTTGTGTACACGAAAATACCAACAGCAGACCCTAAAGAGTGCGATCTTTCAATAGAAGAATTTCAGAAAATACAAAGGGCGGAAGTTGAAGGAAAACGATTGAATTTAGGTAGGGATATGTTTTTACTATCTTTCTATTTGTGCGGTATCAATCTGAAAGATTTATTATCTGTTGATTTGTCGGTGGATATACTTTCTTTTGAAAGAATCAAGACTGTTCATGCTAAGACTGGGAAATCAGTCATAACGATACCTATACATAGCGAAGCGAAAGCAATTATCAGTAAGTACATAAATAAAAGCGGATTTTTGGATTTGGGGTATTCTTATACCTATTCTAACTTGCAAAAGTACATCAATCTTTGCATGAGGGAACTAAAAGAGCACTTGGGAATCAAACAGACATTGTGTTTTTACTCCGCCCGTAAGACCTTTGCCCAATTCGCCTCAGAGCTTGGAATTCCGGACGGGGTGATAGATTATTGTCTCGGTCATTCAGATAAGAGTAGGGGAGTTATTCGATATTATACACGCGTCAAGCAAAAACAAGCTGAGATAGCCATAAACAGGGTGATAGACTATACCAACAATCCTGAAAAATATACTGAATATATAGAGATGAGAGCAGATATCATGATGATGAAAGGATAACCGAACCTTTTTCTTATATTTGCTGGAAAATAATCTATATGACAATTGAAGAAGCAATTGCTCTTATTGAGCGAATAAAAGACCAGGTTGTCGGGGCTCCAGTTAAAGGTCGGTTCATTGAATCTTTGTTTATTGGGCCAACCAACTGGGATGAAATGCATGTCTTTATGAATATCTGTCTTCAAAAAGGGGAAGATGAAGCTATCGACGAGTTTATTGGCAAAAGTTTTTCTGTGTATGGCAGGTCGGTAACATATATTAATCCTGACCTTCCACGGTGGGATGTAACTGTGCTGGATGATTGGGAGAAAACTATTAATAATTAAAAAAAGTATCTGCAATGAGCAAACCCTGACCTCTTTTGTTTTAATACAAAGAAGCAGAGTTATGAAAAAGCAAATAGAAATACATAAAATAGATATATCAAGCAATCTTCCTTTGCAATACGCTGATGAAGGCATAAAGGCCGGTTTTCCTTCACCGGCTCAGGACTATTTAGAGCAGGCAATTGATTTGAATAAAGAGCTTATTCGGCACCCGGCAAGTACTTTTTATGGTCGTGTAGTCGGAGACTCAATGCGTGATGAAGGAATAGAGGAAGGCGATATACTCGTAATAGACAAATCGCTTGAATTACTGGATGATGATCTTGCCGTATGCTTTATCGACGGTGAGTTTACCGTAAAGCGTGTAAGGCTAGAACCCGATGCAGCATGGTTAGTACCGTCAAACAGTAATTATCCACCCATCAAAGTGACGAAAGATAATGAATTTATGGTTTGGGGGATAGTAACCTATACAATAAAAAAGAATCGGAGGAAAAGATAATGTTCGGATTGATGGACTGCAATAATTTCTATGCTTCCTGTGAGCGGGTATTCAATCCAGCGCTTAACGGGAAGCCTGTCGTTGTACTTAGTAATAACGACGGGTGCGTTATTGCACGATCCAATGAAGCTAAAGCACTAGGTATCAAAATGGGAGTACCTGCTTATCAGATTAAGGATTTGGTGAGTAGTCACGGAGTTGCTGTATTCAGCAGCAATTATACGCTGTATGGAGATATGTCCGGACGCGTAATGTCTATTTTGGCAGGATTAGCACCCGAACTGGAAGTTTATTCTATCGACGAAGCATTTATCAACCTTGATGGCATTCAGGATATTCAATCACTTGGAACAAGAATAGTAAACCAGGTAACACGTGGTACCGGCATTCCTGTTAGTTTAGGTATTGCACATACAAAGACGCTTGCAAAGGTAGCAAATAAGTTTGCAAAGAAGTATCCAGCTTACAACCGTCTTTGTATCATTGATACAGAGGAGAAACGAATCAAGGCCCTACAACTGACGAATATCGGTGATGTGTGGGGAATCGGACGTAGACAAGCAGCAAAGCTCGAAAAGCAAGGAGTGAAAACAGCATACAACTTTACGCTGCTTTCCGGTGCATGGGTACGCAAGAATATGACGGTAGTAGGTGAACGTACGTGGAAAGAACTTCGTGGTATCTCATGTATTGACATGGAATCAGCTCCACCGGCCAAAAAGCAAATTTGTACTTCTCGATCATTTGGCAAGATGCTCACTGATATAGACACAATGGCTGAAGCAATAGCAACACACGCTTCCACTTGTGCAAAAAAGCTCCGGAAACAAAAATCTTATGCAATATCCCTGATGGTGTTTATCCACACGAATAACTTTCGGGAAGATCTTCCTCAATATTGGAAAAATACCGTTCTACATCTTCCGGTACCAACAAATGGCACTCAAGAGATAGTACATTATGCACTAGCCGGACTGAAAACAATATTCATGAATGGGTATCAGTATAAGAAAGCCGGGGTTATCATCACCGAAATAACTGAAGGTGCCCAGCTTGGACTTTTTGATTCAGTGGATCGTGAAAAGCGGGAAAGACTTCAACAGGCAATAGACAAGATTAACGGAGAATATAACCAGCTCGTTAAATTGGCTATTCAAGGAACAGGGAGAGACTGGAAACTTAAACAAGAACAACTCTCCGGGCGTTATACTACTGATATGAATCAGATTATAAACATTAATTGTAGGCAGTGAACACTAAAGTTACACCACGCTGATTTTACAAATTTCATTATAACTTTTGATTATACCGGAGGAAAATCCTCCGGTATTAATTGGTTGCTAAGATAATCACTATTTTTTTATTTTCCAATTTATCTTGGTATATAGTGAAATAAAGAAGAAGCCTATCAGACACATAGATACTATATCTGCTATTTGGGATACAAACGATGAAATATCTGTGATTAGACAAATAATCACCATGACTGCTTTTAATAAGCACCCTACAAATGCTATCAAAGATGCTGTTTTAAAACTTGTTATTCTCATTTTTATTGGGTTATTAATTTGCTTATAGAGTTATTTCCATTTATCAATATTTCCTTTCTGTATTTCTTTCTCAAATAAACGATAGGCTTTCCTTGCTTTTTCTGCTGCACTTTTTTTGATTTTGTAGTCATAATATCCATCAGTAGTATATATTCTAACAGCAGTCATTATATGATCCTTAAAAACAGATAAATCACCTAACAGTAATATACGAAGTCCCCATAAGTCCATTCCTAATGCTCCGACTGTTCCTTCCCCTCTTCCTGATGCATAGTCTGATACTGTAAATTCATGTGTATTATCTTCTTCATCAAGAAATACCACCTTGGAATTTACACTTACTAATCGCGCATCTGCTGTTAGCCATTTCATCAATATCATGTTTAAGCCATTTTCACGACCAAAACATATTGCAATATTTTTTCCTGTTTGAGTACCGATAAATGCTTCTGATGAAATCTTTTCATAAGACGTGTACACAACTTTGTCTTTTGTGAACTTATCAGTTTTGCTAACTTTAATACTTTGAGCTTGAATATTGATGCTAAACATCAATAATAATAGAAGTAAATGACTCTTTCTCATGAAAAATGTGTTTTATTGGTTAATACTAAAAAGTCAGTTTATCCAGCAATAACCATACGCGAAGCTACAAAAAAAAGACGTAGTGCTACTGCCATACGTCATCAAGGCTCACCACAAGCCTACTTACTCAATGGCAGCGCACCACGTCAGTATATGACGAAGTACACTTTACCCAACGAGTAAGTTCACTGATAGCCTTAGTTCTGTTATCCGAGGTGGTGATTCTGATGACGATTAGGCTATTTTATATATGTAAAATACACTACTATAATGTAATGCGCTACAAATATAGTACAATATAGCATACAATATGAAAAATAGCAAGAAATATTAATGAAAAAATTTGGAGAATAAAATAGAAACTACTACTTTTGCACACAACATAGTCCGAGTTTTTGAGTTGCAAGCCAAAACTCGGACTATTTTTTTTAACTGCGCGGGCTACAATCCCGCAAAACATTTTTAAACGGAAAGGAGGTTAATATGGCTATCCGAGTAAATAGACTCGTACGCATTGTACGTACTGTACGAGTTAGAACTCAAATTAGAACACGTATAGTTGTACGTTAATTCACTTAATTATGATAGTAGGAGCTATCTTAATTAAATTGAGTTTGATTTTATCAGACTTTGCGCTTTTGCTTTCCGCCACAAATGTAGTTAATAAACTACATTAAGGTTTAAAGTAACATGTATTATTAAGGGATTGTAACGTCCCTTAATAATTTTGCACACAAAGATAATAAATAAAATTCAGACTGTTGTCATACATATTTGTTAAATATATATAATTACTCTTTTTCTGGATTTGGCTTACTCATTTCTAGCAGCATCTCTTTTAGCCTTTCTTCGGGTATGGTGAGGACGAAGCCCTGTATCTCGTAGATAGGCTTTCTTTTTTTCTTCTCCTTCTTAGGCTTGTTCTTCTTTATGTCTTTATTATTTGCCATAATATCTAAGCTGCTGCATATTGCAAAAGTAATTCAATTCTCTCATATTTGCTAATTTTTCGGGTGTTAAATCTGAAAACAAATTCGTCAACGTATCTTTGTAGATACTTCTTACTGACGTGAATGTATGTTCCCTTCATTGTTCTTTTGAATACAGACCAAGCGTTTTCAATTCTATTTGTTGTAACTTCGATTACTTCTCCATCTTCGGTTACTAGGAGCATCCCATAGAAATGTTTGCCGTGGTCTACAGACATCTGCGTGTATTTCTTCTCTAGTCCTTTGTAGCTCCATCCATCTGTATAAACGGAACTTCCTACTTCAACATTCTTTTTTACAATAGGAACAAGTGTTTTAGCTTGAGTGTTAGGGACAACCCTTGCAAAAATTTTCCCGCCTCTTTCTATAGCACCAAATACAGGGGCTTTATCTTTGTAGCTACGTCCTTGACACTTTTCTACTTTCTTATCTTTATGGCGATTAATATTCTTTCCACCTACAAATGTTTCGTCTATCTCGACTTCACCAGATAACTTCTGATTGTTTTCTTTAGCCATTGCAGTTCTTATTCTGTGAAGCATATACCACGCTGTTTTCTGTGGAATATCCAAATCATCTGCTAATTGATAGGAAGATATAGCATTACCATGATTTGCGAGCATTATCATTGCGTACAACCAATCTCTAAAATCCATTTTAGAATTAGCAAAGAATGTCCCAGTTCTATAAGTGAAGTATTTCCCAGTATTCTTGCACTTATATTTACCGTTCTTGCATTTGTACACTTTAGATGTCGGATCGAATGGTGAAACCACACCGTCTTTCCATCTAATTTTCTCATAGAATTTGATTGCGCTTTCTTCGTTTGGGAAAGAAGCAGCAAAACTAATTATGCTTTTCCTATTTCTTTTCCTTTTCTTTTTCATAACGCTTATCTTTTATGTTGCTACAATATAGTGAAAATAAACGAGATATGCAAATAAAAAGACAAATATTTTCGATAGTAAATATAATATGTTATCTTTGTATCGAAATAAAAAAAGGACGATAAACATCGTCCTTATAACTAAAAGTTATGATAAATCAGCGTGGTGTAACTTTAGTGTTCACTGCCTTATTTTTTAGCTTCCTCGGAAAAAAACATTATTTCACCACTTAATGCATCCTTGAGTATTGCTTTTGTTATACTCCTCGCATCAAGAGTTATTGATGTCTGTTTATGTGTCTTGCTATTAATAAATTTGACCGTTTTTATTTTTACTTTTCCCCAATTACAGGTAATAACATAAGCGTTCTTAAAATCAAATACCTGTGCTGTTTTTTGAGGAAGTTCACTTTCTAATTTATCAAAAGTCGTAATAATATTACCTTTTTCATCAAGAATGTCATCTCCAGCGGTATCTAAAGGAAGATAATCTTCTCCCCAATCATCACCTCGTTGCGAAAAATGGGCAATGAAATTTCTATATGATAGCCAATTTATATTATTTGCTTTTGCCCAAACATTATCAAGTGAAAAAAGACGTTGGGTAAGAGATATGCCGAAACTAAGATTTATTTCTGCTATTATGCAATCATCTTCTTCACTAGGAGTTCTTAATTCTTTTAGATTAATTCCGCATGAATCTGCTATTTTTTTTGCTCCAGCTTGGTAGCCTTTTGGGGTTATCATAATTCCTTTAACATCAATAAGGTCAGCCAATACACCACGAAATGCATTTACTTTATCAACAGAGAGCTTACGGTTATAATTTTTACATTCGATGGCTACTTTGTACTGAACACCAGCTATTTTATATTCCCAGTATACATCTATTTGATGTTTTTGTCCTGATTTACCAGTGAGCTTGACATTGTGTTCAACGTTGGTTGTAATACCACGAGCATTGCTTAACTCCTGATATATTTCTTGTGTAAACTTCTCGTATTCGATATTTTGATTCATAAAACTATAATTTATTGATTCTATATTCGTTAAAACAAGCCTTTCTCATATTCTTTCCAAGACAACAACTTACGTGAGTCTGCAGCAACTCCTATATTTCCCATTACTGTTTTTGCACGCTGTCTATCATCGTCAGTATAACAGACTATTATCCAACTAGAACTATCTGAAATAGAATCTCTAATTTTACAAATATATGGCATATCTATTTCATTAAGAGAATGTCCTAGCACAACTACCTTTTCTATATATTTTAAAGAATCAAAAAAACTTTGGTTTTCGTCAATAATATTCTTCACTGGCTTTTGAAATTTATAAAAAAGAGCATGAGAAGCTGCTTCTGCATCATAACTGGGAGTTCTATTGTTTTCTCCATTTTCATCTAGTTCAGATGTTTCACCTTCTGAAACTTCCACTCCATGACCAAAAACAAGATTTTCCTCATTGTCATCGCCTATATATCCATGTATATGAAAAACTTTTGGAATATTGTAAAATTTTTCAAGTGTAGGGGTATAGTTAAAAGACAAAAAGAGAGCATTTTTTTCAAAATGCATATTTTTTCGTTCTATTTCGGTTTCAGATATTTCATTAATCCAGTCCCTAAATGATTGTTTTATTCCAAGACGCATTTTCTCAGACTCTTCATTAATTTCGTCTAATACTCCAAAATAATCGCTCCACTGTGGATGTTCCTGTTCCATAAATCTTTCAGAAACGTTATCATGGTTATCATAAAATTGCCTCGCATCAAAATTCTCAAAATTTTCTTCAAAATGAGACCACCAATCGTCTTTGTTTTTTGGGGGAAAGTATACTTCCAAAAACTCTTCAACATTCGGCGTATTTATCTTTGCAAATTCAGAATAATCTTTGTAGGAGGATTTTAAACCGTGAAATAGGTCGAAGCCATTCCCGATTATATATAATGTACTATCTTTCATAATTATGTATTTTAGATTATGACACAAAGATAATATATCGTTAGTCATTAGCATTTCGTTAGCACATCAAATTCATAAAACTTATAAAAAAAAGCCCCGACTACACTTAGTCGAGGCTCATTCCTTTTGGAGTAAATAACGCATTGTCTCTCTCCTCTGAAATCTAGCAACTTTTCTATAGAGAGATGATACAACAGACATCCACGTCTGTACGCAAATATATTAATTATTTTTTAATTTGAATACTATTCCGCCAATTATTTATGAAAATGAAGATTTACGATTCTAGTATTCTGCAGAGAGCATAAAAATAGGTGACTATTCAGCTACCGATTATTTATAGCAAATTTAGCAAGCGCTTCGTTTTTTCTTAACTTCCTGAACCGTATCTTACTCAATGATGCCGACGGACTTTAGTAAGCCTACAAATGGACTTTGCTTTCTATCAATATATGGCTTGACATTTTTTGTATTGATACATTCCATGTCACGGATTTGCCTAAATGCGGAAATAAATTGATTCTTACTGATAGACTCTCCTTCAGTGGCTCTAACACTTCCTTCCCTTCCACCTTTGTATTCTATAGAATCAATTATGACCTTGGCGTTATATTTAATACCAGTAGAGGACAAAAACTGCTTGTTCTTATTAATATAAGCTACTACTACATTCCAAACTTCATTGGCCGGCATTCTTTCATATTCATGTTTGACTTTCATTATGGATCTTTTTTTTGCAAAGATACGAGAAGTTTGATTATGAATAAGAAAAAAGCCCCGAATCTTTCGTACCGAGCCGATCACATGACTATCACATAAAATAATCTTTTATAGCATAAAGATAGCGATACTTTGGAGGTGGATAAAGAAAAACCCCGAATCAAAGAGACGGGGCAATATAAAAAGGATTTATCATTAATAGAACACAACTTATCTCTAAAATAATAAATCAATAATGATTGTTTGGTACAATTACTTTAGAATCTTTCATCATACTAATATATGCTTTCAAAAATGCTTCAGCAGTATCAAGATTAGACTCAACATTAGAAGGATTATATATTCCTATTCCATCTGCATCTTGCGGTTTTGTCAAATGACTTGTATACCAGTAATACAAACCACCTTCCTTTTCAATTCTTGCATACACAGTTACCATATTATCATATTTATCTTTCACCGCATAAGTGAATTTTTTTATTGTTTTAGCCATATGATGATTATATTTATAAGATATACAGATTATATACTCAATCTTAATTTCAAATTGGTTTTTGTAGGACAGCAAAATCTAGTAAGAACATCAATAGGCAAACTAAATGCAGTTGCCATTTCCTCATTTGAGTATTCCAATTCATTCTTATGAAGTTTATAAGCTTCATTGTACATATTCGGCATATCAATATATACATTCACAGGTTCGCTTTTTCTATATCCTCTTCTACTTAGTTCAATACTAAAATATTTATATTTTTCGTTAGTAATACATTTCAAATCTTTTGCCCTACGTACAATAGATGCCATGGAGGTTAACCAATATCTTTTTAATTCCACCAAATACTGCAGTTTTAGTCCACGTAAGGAATTTGATATAGCATCAGAAGGCATAAGGAATTCTGAAGCAAATCTATTTGCTTCATCTTCTTTATCCCTATATTCAGAGATTAGAAACTCATTTGAAGTATGCATGATCAAATGTCCCAGTTCATGTGCTAAAGTGAATCTTTTATGGTCATTACTAAAATTCTTATTAATAATAATCACATAATATCCACCATCTGTCAAAAAAGAAACCCCGTCAAATAGATCCACATCATAATCCAATTCTATGATTATAATCCCATTTCTTTCCAGCAAAGAGAATATATTCCGAACCGGTTCATCTTTCAAGCCTAAATACTTCCTGGTGTACTGAGCCACGGTTTCGGGTGTATATCCATCTTCAAGGTCAATCATTCGAAATGACATATCTGGAAATTCCACAGACTCCCCCATTTGGTCTACAATATAACCTAATAACTTGTTTGAAAGGTCTATTTGGGAACGTTCATTTTTAGTCATTCCTTTCTTCCTTCGGTAATGCGCATTTTCTGCAATATTTGAGATTTTCTTCTCATAAAAGTCAGTTGGAAATCCCAGAAAATCAATTATGCGATTAAGCACATCGGTAGATAAAGGACCAATACCCTTCTCATACTTAGATAAATTGGATTGTGACAATCCAACAATCTTAGAAGCAAGCTCGGTTTGTGAGTAACCTCGATATTCACGAGCAAATATTATCTGCTTATAGTTGATTTCCATTTTTGCTATCAGTATTGTTGTTTTCTAAAATAAATTCGGTGATGTATTATATTATTAATTATTTGTTCCTTCTTTCTTTTTGATATTTTGGCGTACAGAGAGAGACGCAGCGGCTGGCTGAACATCCATTGTTCTATTAACTGTAGAAATATCATTTTCAGAAATAGTCCATCTCACTTTGTTTTCATCGATATAAACCAATTTTGGATTTATAATCTCCCCAAAACGACTTTTATTATATCCAAAAAATAAAATAGGTTCTATCCCGTTATCATACATATCAAACAAATAACCTTGCTCTTGGTTCTGAATAGATGATGAAAAACGAGTTGGAACATTCATTGGCATATTTTTACTATTTAATTTCTTAAAAAGCATAATATATCCATTAACTCTAAGCATAAATCTTTTGTACTTTCCAAATGTCCAGTCATCTTTAAAAACAGACTGAACACTTTGAATTATTTTTGAGTTTAAGAGGGAGGCTTCAAATCCTCGACAACGAGCTGTAAACGGGGTTTGTATTACCTCTTTTTCATAATTACGTACAGCATTCCAAAAAGCATCAAATAGCTTTTCTAACGACTCACGAAGTTCGTATTCACATTCTTTAGCGTTTATTATACGCTTCCTTTTGGCTGTTTCAGCCACATTCTTTATTTTTGCCATAAATACAATTTTATATTTTTACATCACCGAATTTAAAGTTTATCTCTGCGCCAACAGAGATATTCTTTTGCTGCAAAGATATATATTATTTCCACAATATTGTATTTTCTCACATATAATTTCGCCAAAAAATTGTATTTTCAATAGAAGAAAGCCTTATTTCTTAAATTTACACACCAACCATCCCGCAAGAATCAAGCCAATGACATAGCAATAAACTTTATCTTTATGCAAATCCCACCAAGATAATTCGACTACCTTCTCTCTTTGATTTAGTAAAGCATTCACCTTGTTACTTATAGTATCAAGGCGATTCGAGAACTGCTGCAAAGTAATGGATAATGTTTCATCAACTTCTGTTCGTTCCTGATCCTGCTTGGATGCAGTAGTAGTACTTTCTTTAATCGGATATTGCTTTCCTGTTGAATCGGGAGGAGAAAGATAAACAGTTTTATTCTCAATCTTCAGATCACTCAACTTGTCAGTAGTAATCTTCGTTTGCTTACTTACATCAGCCCTCAATGACTCAATTATACTTTGAATACGACTCAATTCACCGGAATAGTCAATCTGTTTCTCCGTCTCCATATTCCGGGAAGCCTTGCAGGAAGTAAACCATGTTCCCGACATCAGGAATATGGTTATATAGATTAGCGCTTTCATGGTCGGATCACTGTATTACGAAGAAAATTAGAAAATTCACTCCTAACATCGAAGCAGGGGCACGCCTTAATATATTCTTTTGGCTCTACCTCTCCGCTGCCGTCCAGATCCGGAGAAGTATCACGGTGTCCGAGTACTTCAATTATAGGGTATTCCTTACAGAGCTTCGCGACCAATTCGCGTAGTGCTGTCCTTTGAGCTGGAGTACGTGTATCTGCAGGTTTTCCAGATGCGTCCAAGCCTCCGATATAACAGATGCCAACACTATGCTTATTATATGAAGACTCTGAAAATCCTTTGGTATTACAATGCGCTCCGTCAATGCTTAACGGTCGCCCATTCTCAACCATTCCGTCAAGGTTAACAATGAAGTTATAACCGATCTGATTGAATCCCCGAGCCCGGTGCATCCGGTCAATATCTTTGGCTCGTAGAGCCTGTCCGGCACGCGTGGCCGAACAATGGATGATAATTGCATCAATAGTTTTCATTTTGCGTCTCCTTTTTGTAAGTAGTTCGTTAAATAGGGGATGTTCTTTATAAACTCAACACTTAATACATAGTGCAAGAAAGCTACTACCTTATGGCCATTGCTAGAGTTGGGTAGAATTTCTTTGATGTTCCTTAGAATGTTCACCCCGTAGAAATAGAAAACGCTATACGTAATAAATGAAACACATTGTAGCGCACCTTCCGGATTTCCTTTGTGTTCACCAATAAAGTAGATGCAGCTAACCAAGGCAAAGAAAATAGTTGCTTCTACGATACACCTCCAAGCCTTTTTAAAAGAAAAACTCTCATGATTGATAAGGAGTGCAGTAAGCAGTCCACAAATGAAATTGAGGGCAAATACAGCAATAAGGCTTTTGATTTCCCCAGAGATAGGATTGAGATAAGCAGCTATGCCGGTAACCAATCCAATAAGTAAGTTTTTAAAATAATCCATATCATTTTTATCTAAAATATTAATACTTTATTTTAATACCTCGCTACAATCATCAATAGCTGTCTGAAATACTTGTTTCACTTCGCCAGAGGTTAGCCCATGATCCTCATGTAGCGAGAATCCAGTTACTCCATTTCGAGAAATATTGAAGAAGCCGACAGTCGTTTCATCTTTGACAATCTCGGCAGTAATATCTTTCACCGCTTCGGTACCACGGGTTGACATTCTGTACTTAATCCTGATAGCGTCCGTAACCTTAGTTGTTGCAGTACTGTTAGTTGCTGTGATGTTCATTCCTTGTTTCCTCCTTCTATTAAATCATAAATTTGTCCGTACGTACCTGCAGTAAGATACTCTCCACAAATTTCTTTTAATAGAGCAGCATCTTCCGTTTCAATATCAAGTACTCCACGATTGTTAATAATCTGTTGTAGCATTTTATATGCTCGTAATTTCTTGGAAGTTTCCATATTCTTCTGTGGATTAGAGCCTGCTGCAAATAATGCCTCTGCCACCAAATCACGAAGAGATTTCTTACTTTCCTTACCATTCACCAATTCGATAAACTCCCGACCTCTAAAGTCAAGTAAGTTTCTGTTTAGATTTACTTTCATTTCTATTTTATGTGTTAGTCATTTCTATCACCATACCTTTTACTATATGTATCTTTTGCTTATAAACCTTTCCTGGAGAATCCAGATTAGTAATCCATACATCGGACAATACGGATAATGAATTACCATTACCATCACGAGGGTAAAATCCATTCGCAGAAACATCACCCAATACTTCTACATTCCCATCAAAATAACCAGCATAAATGTAATTACTCGGATATGTAGGATTTGATCGCGAAGAACCATAGATGGCCGCACTTCCTCCTGCTGTTGCTCCTACTGCACAAACACCAAATTTGCCATCAGTTGCAGCATTAAAAGTCACATTAACAACACCTTCTTTCGCAGTTCCAGAGCCGAGCTTTAAACTTCTTGATGTTCCTCCGAAATAATCTGAACGCGTCCAAACGAGACGTCCATTTTCGATAGTAAAACCACCTATGAACCCGGAGTCAGCATCTATCCTGCGAACCTTTATCAAATCAGTATTCAAATACCCGCCTACAACAATTGTAGTACCAAGTTTTGCATATTCGACTGCATCCTCAAATGCTAATTTGCCCAATCCGTCTCTATCAATTTTGGAGTTAATCATTGTCTGCAGATCACTATGCAGTGCGGTGATTGTAACAGCACCTTCCAAATTAATTTTAGATGAGTGAATCGTCGTTTCACCTGCTGCCTGGTTAATATAAGATATAAGCGTATTGCCGTTTTCCAGTTCTTTAGAAGCATATATCTTATTACCGTCAGCTGTAGTAATCCAACCTGCAGTATCTATCCGCTGCGTCAGGCTGTCAACTCGAGTTACTTGTGCGGAGATTTGAGTATTGAGTACTTTCAAATCGGCTGTACACTCATCGGAATAGCTTTTCAGTTTGTCGTGAATAGCTTTGTTTGCTTCTTCAACAGCTGTATTAAAACTAGCTAAAGCAGAGTTGAATAGAGTAAACTTATCATCTACATTCTTTTTTTCCTCAATAGTCGTTTGTCCATCTGCAATAGCCGTATTTATTGCAGCAATAAGATTATCAATAGCACCAAATAAGTAAACCTTGGCATTAAGTAAGGCTGTTTTTGCAGAACCTTCCAAATAGGTGTTTACATATAGTTTGCTATATGTCGCTTCAACGGCAGATTTCGTATTTTTGACTGTATTCAAATACTTCTCTATCGCTTTCGCTTCCGCCCCGTCAATGATACCGTCCGCAAATGCGCCATCCACATAATCATGTAAGCCATCGACTGAATCGGCAGCGTCCTGCGCAGCTTTAGCAGCGTTCGCTGCATCCTCTAAAGCTTGTATTGCTTGTTGCAGTGCCTCGTCAGAATATTCCTTTAGTTTATCCTGTATTGCCTTATTTGCTTCTTCAACAGCAGTATTAAAATCAGCATAGGCAGAATTAAAAAGAGTGAATTTACTATCCACGTCTTTCTTTTCTTCTGCTGTCGTGAATCCATCAGAAATTGCAGCATTGATAGCATTAATCAAGTTTTCAATACTTCCCATCAATGTAACCTTAGCATTGAGCAAACCAACCTTTGCAGAGCCGGATAAATAAACATTCGTGTAGAGTTTATTATAAGTTGCTTCGATAGCTTGTTTAGTGTTGTTGATCGTATTGATATACTTTTCAATAGCTTTTGCCTCTGCTTCGTCTATAAGACCGTCAGCGAAGGCTCCATCTACATAGTTATGAAGTCCTTCCACTGAATCGGCAGCATCTTTGGCCGCTTTAGCTGCATCCTTTATTTCCTGATGGGCAGCTTCCCATTCAGACAGATTTTCCAATCCGGAAGAACCTGCTTTTATTTGAATGTTACCGCCTATCTCACTTTTTACCAGATCGAAATATGTATCACCGTCCGGCGAAAGGATTCTTTCTGTTGTTACGCGGCCCGGCAGAATTTCAGTAAATCCGTATAGCTGAACAAAACTTCTACTACCTTCATACTCGCTGTTAAGCACTCCGGTGAGTAAATGATAATATCCAGTTATCTGTTCCATTTTAATAGCTGTTTCACTCAAGAGGAATGTTCCGGCTTGATTTTCCTTGCCAACTTTAGCATATAGATAATATTTCTTTTCCGGGTCAATGAGTGCCGGAGAATTGTATTCAGCCATATCCCAGTACTTATATTCGTCTGCCTTATGTGAAGAAGAAAGAGAACTAATGCCGAGTGTTAAATGCTGAAGGATTCCTGCCGGAGCGTTCAGTATTCTTGTGCTGGCATTATAAGTAATATTGTGAGATACCTGAACTGGATTCGTTTTTGAATTGACAAAACGGAATTGCAGGCTTTCATCACCTACAAGCAGTTGCATGGTTGAAACGGTTATTGGATTGACAGAGCCGGAGAAGTTCAGCAGTGCATCTTCAAGCATGGACATCGTTTCCTTTGCATCCCGGAACCGACGCTTAGTAAACTGCAGGGCGTCCTTATGCTTGATATCTACCTCTACTTTGTTCGTCTCAATCTTATTCAGATCACTTGAAACAGATGTACTGACTGGTTCGTTTGACAACTCTATTTCCGGAGAATATGGATTATTAATATAGCGCTTGATTCCGATCATGCGAATAAGAGAACCTTCCGGATGAAATTGCGTATCATAGAAATCAACATACCCTCCGAGTACTATTTTACCGCCTATCTCCAACCAGCGTTTTTTAGCCCAAATGCCGTCCAATGTCCCGGTAAATATGAATGCTTTATCTTCATGTTCATACAGGTATTTTGCTGCTTCCTTGAAAGCTTCCCAGCTCGCACCTGTTTGTGTGCTGTCATTACAGATATAAGCCTTCGGCAATTGCATTCCGAACACTGCGTATGTATCACCAACCTTCGGGCGCCAGACTTCCGGTTCCGGCATTGTTATCCCATCGATTTCTTGCGGAACAATTTCAAATCGACGTGCCTCTTTCTTGTCTTTCGCTTCATGGATATACTTTACTTCGAACTCCTTGCCTGTAAGCATGCCGGTTTGGAAAATGACAGTCATACTTTCTCCAGCTATGAGACAATCTTCGAAATTCAACTCTTCCGGGATGTCTTTATCTACAAAGTCAAAGAAGTTATTCTTCTTGTTCACTTCAATAACAGCACTGACAGTACCGACACGGGAAGGATAAATAGCTGTACAATCCAGACTATCTTCCTTTGCTGTTGTAAGTTCTTTATCGGCACGCATGACACAAGTTCCATCCGCATCGGTCTTATAGATACGCGCCTTAGTAGAATCGAAGCCCTCTTCATTCTCAAATTTGATTCCATCAAATCGGATAGTCTTATTCTTTGGAAGTAACAGGTACTTAGATCCGTATGTAGAATAATCAATATTGCGATCTGTAGTTTCTACCAAAATTATTTCGGGTGGTATCTCCCCGGATTCGCGACCAACACCGACCTTAAAACCGTGGCCTTTACCATACGACAGTTTCAAAGGGTTCTCCTTGTTATACTCAACTTTACGCAGATGGATAGTCTTAATTTGGTTTCCTTCAACCGTTTCTTCAATGATCTGCCATTCTGTTTCATATAGTTCTGCAAGTTGATTGAAAGCATCAAGAATATAGGTGTGATTGTAGTTGATTACTTTTTCCGTTCCTTCAATGCAATCACCGACTTTCCAACCGGTACTCCGACGGTTCAGGTTTTCAACGAGTAGACGTAGGTGTTCATGTGGCTTGGCTGTATATGAGAATTTAATACTTCTGTCAACGGTATGACGTACTTTCCACAGCATAGCATCAGCCTCCCCAGTTTCCAGAATCAGAGTATATTCGAAGTTACGTTCACCGTTCTTCTTGAAATTGCTATCCCTCTTCAAAGAATAACGCTTCCCGTAGAAGTCACACCAGGAGCCAACCGGAATTTCAATATATCCGGGATAATCGAAATATAAAGTTAATGAGCACTCCTCCATGATAGCTTCATAAGAGTAGCTTTCATCCTTTACTTCGATTTTTATTTCCTTATCATCATTATATAAAGTTACCATATCCTTAGAATTATATCCTAAAATATAAATGTCAAATAGAAATGTATTGAATAATAGGCATAAAAGTAAGGAAATGATAGACGAATCATTGATAAAATAATATATTACACACAACATCAACTGCATTGTCACGAAATAAATCAAAATGAAAAATATTTAAAAGAAATCACTCAAAATGTAGTTTAATTCACCTAAGTTCTCTCGGGACGAACGCCGCATTGAAAGATTTTTCCAATGTAACAACAAAAAGCCTATCCCAGAACGGATATTATAAGCTACCGGATGGGTTATTGATTCAGTGGGGAACTGGAGGAAATGGCGTAAATCAAATAGTTTACTTTCCTACTAGTTTTTATAATACCTCATATGTTGTAGTAACTACTGCTATTTCTTCTGTTATGAATTCGATAGTAAAAATGATAAATGGGAAAAATATATCTTATTTCAAAGTTTATTCGGTAGGTCCAACAATTGAAGCTGGGGAGATATTCGGATGGATCGCAATAGGAAGATGGAAGTAGAAAATATTATAACATCAATTTGATTATGAATTGTTTTAGTAGAAAAATAGTATTGATTTTTGCCACAATTATTTGGCAAAGTTCTCTCGGGACAAATTGTGCGTTAAAAGATTTTTCCAATGTTACGACAAAGGACCTTGGACAAAATGGATAT